CACGATAAAGGATATAACGCCTGCGGCGCCCGATTCTATCTACGCATATGGTACCTTTAGTATATTGGTACGTAACTTGATAGATCCAGATGGAGAGACCTCAACTCCTGTAGAAAAATTCATAGGCGTCACCTTGGACCCTTCGTCTGACAAGTACATCTCAAAAGAAATTGGAGACGTCAATGCATTTTACGACTTCGACAGGCCTGATAACGAGCAGAAGCTAGTCATAGAAGGTAACTACCCGTTAAAATCGAACGTCATAAGAGTTGAGGTGTCTGAAGACGTCAAAAACAAGAAGGTTCCTTTCGATTCTCTCCCTGTGGGATTTAGAGGAATCTCTCATCTGGTCACCTCCGGATCAGCACCTTTAGCCACGCTAAATTCGGCCGACGCTTCAGCGTTGGTTTCTGCTGGCTACGTAAAAAATATGGTGCAGCCTCCTCTGCCCATGCGTTTTAATAATAGAGCAGTAAACTTGCAAACGACTCCTTCTACCAACAAATCTTGGGGAGTGATGTTTGATCATGCAGGACAGAATAGCAACGACATCAAACAGCCCTTGATGTTTCTATTTGGATACACCTCTCATTATCCTGAACATGCCTCGAGCAATGCAAATTTTGCGGTTGGTGATAACGTCGGCGTCCTTGATACATCTGCTAATGGCATCATGGATGCGGACAGATTTTGCTACAATTTCTTTACTCTAGAAAACATAAAAATAATCACAGGATCCAACGGAACAGTCGATCCGCCATATGACTGGAACTTGGCTGAGTACGTGAGGAACGGCGATATTCCCGAGAATCATAAAGAGAAATCGAGAAGGATTGGTATGGGAGATTTCTTGTCGGCTTCTAACTCAGGATATCTACGTTATGATGTGATCCTGCAGGGCGGTTTCAATGGCGTCAACATATTCGACACAGATGAATCAGATTTGACGTCGACAGCCGTGAAGGCCGACATGGCCGACCCAGCCCGTGGCCGCCTCAAGGGGCCTTCCGTGATATCATATAAAAAATCTTTAGAAATAATCGGTAATTCTACGAACACTGATTTTAGCATTTTTGCTATTCCTGGAATTAGAGAACCTGTCATCACTGATGAAGCCACCCTGACAGCCGAAGATCGCTTCGACGCTCTCTACGTTATGGATGTAGAGAACGGTTCGACTCCGAAAGAAACAGCAGAGACATTGAAGAATCGTGTCATAAATTCGTCTTTTGCGGCCGCTTATTATCCTGATGCGGTCATACGGTTGTCTCCTCAATTGAACACAGAGTACGTGGTTCCACCTTCGGTCGTTGTCCTTGGAGCTCTGTCTCTCAACGACAGCATAGGACAACCTTGGTTTGCCCCTGCTGGTGTGACAAGAGGGAAGTTGGTATCGACGGTAAAAACGACAGTGCCACTAAATGAAAAAGATCTTGACACTTTGTACAAGAGCAATATCAACCCCTTATACGCGACGACTAACATTGAAGGTGTCAATCAATTTCAAAATGTGAGCGCCGTTGTCGTATGGGGGCAAAAAACGTTGCAATTGGCAAATGCAGCCGTCAACAGGATCAACGTCAGACGGTTGTTAATCGAGGCTCGCCGCGCAGTGAAAGAAGCTGCTCAAACGGCATTATTTGAACCAAATAGACCTGAATCCGCCGTTAGGTTGACCAACATCATATCTGAAAGATTGGCAACGATAAAATCTTTAGGTGGTATGGATGAATTTAGAGTGTCTCTCTCACCATCAAATGATCCAGAATTTTTGACAATTCGTGGTCGTGTTTACGTTAAACCGAAGAAAACACAAGAATTTGTGACTTTAGATTTCTCAGTTTCTAATGATGAATAAAAATATTTTTGTTAGATCTTCTTTTAAGAATAATTATGCTAAGAGTTCCAACAACAGGAGTAATTTACAATGGCTGAAACCCTTGACGTAACGTCAATGATCCCAAACAAATTTGAACCCAAACGCAAGAACCGTTGGGTCCTCATGATCGAAGGCATCGATGCCTACATTTTGAAAACCGCCGCACGCCCACAGATATCGACGGAAGAAGTTGCTGTTCCTTTTATCAACTCAACCCGTTATCTTGCAGGTAGGACAACGTTCGGACAGATGAGCGTGACGCTCCACGACCCCATTGCTCCTTCTGGCGCACAACAGGTCATGGAATGGGTTCGTTTACACTTTGAGTCTGTTTCAGGTCGTTCAGGTTATGCAGACTTCTACAAGAGAGATGTTCAGTTGAAGATGCTTGATCCTGTTGGCACTGTCATCGAACTTTGGGACATCAAGGGTGCGTTCATCATGGAAGCAAACTTCAATGATCTAACGTACGAAGATGGCGGCCCTGTTGAAATCGCTTTAACGTTGCGTTATGACAACGCCGTTCTGCAGTACTGATCTGGAGACTTCAATCAAAACTATTCGTTTGGAACCGTCAAGTTAAGCAGACTGAACTGGTTAACTTGTTAATTCTCGAAGGCCCAATTTTTTGGGCCTTTTTTTATTTACAAAAATTTAAAAAGATATAATTTGATCTTGATATCAGGAGACATATGTCAGATCAACGAGAAGTCAAAAATTCCATTTTCAATCCTAACATGCCTGGAGGGGTCGATCCTCGCATGCCTATGCAATCCGTCGCGGACAAGCTGAAGGCAGAGTTCGGATTAGACATTCCGACAGAGCTAGTTCCGCTTCCATCATGCGGTAAGGTATATCCCCCTGAGATGTCTTTGCATAATCAAGACGTCGTTGAGATTCGTCCAATGACCGCAAGAGAAGAAGACATTCTAACTTCTAGAGCTCTTATCAAAAAGGGTACCGTCATCACTGAGCTGATCAAGGCTTGTCTCGTGGATAGATCAGTAAGCACGTCTGATCTCTTGGTTGGTGATAGAAATGCTCTAATGATGGCGATTCGTATCACGGGATACGGTCCTGATTACACGACTGAGATGGATTGTGACGAATGCAGCTCTAAAAATCAACAGACATTCAATCTATCAGAACTACCCATCAAGAAGCTTGAGATAGATCCTGTCATTCATGGTCAGAACGTTTTCGAGTTTTTGCTACCAAGAACAAAAAAGAAGGTCAGATTCAAGTTCTCTACTGGTCGTGATGAGGAAGAAGCTTCCATTTTAGCAGAAAAACAAAAGAAGCTTGGATTAGGTGCCGAGACTGGTGTCACAACGTCTTTGATGCAATCAATCTTGTCAATCGACGGTATAGAAGACAGGGTCAAGATCTCTAATTTTATCAAGTACATGCCTGCTCAAGATTCGTTGGCATTAAGAAACTACATGAGGGAGCACGAACCTGGTGTCACGATGAAGCAAGAGGTCGTGTGTCCTGCCTGTGGGAACACAGAGGAGGTCAACATGCCATTAGGCATCAACTTTCTTTGGCCTTCGTCCAGAAGATAAGACGACTTTCATTTTAGAACCTGCATTCTTGTTGATGTATTATTGCGGATTTACGTACAGGGAGACCTATGCGCTCCCTGTTGCGTACAAACAATGGTTCATAGAACGAATTAGAAAAGAGTTGACAAAATCGACGGACGACGGAAACACCCAATCTAGAGCACTACACCACAATTCACCAGAGGTTAGAGCGATGTCAGGAATGGCTAGAGAGTCTTCTCCTTCGCGGCTGCGAAGATTTACTTGATGACATAATAAAAAAAGGTAGTTTTCTTTTTAGAATATTAGATATTTGCATGACCAATCCAGCCTTCGTACAAATAGAATTAAATGGTGATGATTCTAAGAAGCATGAACTGTTTCGTGCAATCGCTTCTAAGTTAACTGGAAACTTAGCATGCGAGATTAGGCTGAAGGGCACAAAAAAGCAGGTCTCTATCGTCAATGAAGCCACCTCTGCCACCTACCAATTTCATCGCAATCTCAATGATAAAAATGCTAGCCTGCAGTCTGTCATAGAGAGTCTTAACAAGAAGCATGAAGCGGCTCAAAAGTTTGAGTCTCACTTCGGTATTTCTTGGGTTCTTTGATTGAGAAGGATGTAGCTAGATGGCACCTCCTGGCGGCGGAACCGGCGGCGGAAGTGGTGGCGGAGGTGGGATAAACCCTGACATCATCAGATCGCTTACTGAATTGCTTGGGTCTTCCAACACAAACCTGGAAAGGATGTTGGAGAACCTCGGTCGCCTCGGCGCGAGCTCTCAATCGTTGACGGGTCTTGCCGGTGCCGCGCAGGAATTATCAGATCATTTGGGAGGGTTGGGTCGATCTCTCACAGATCTGCAAAGACTGTTGGGTAGAGTCAATGATCAGTCAAAGAAGCAATCTTCCATTCTGAAGATGATGGGTTCAGCCTGGAAGACATTTGGGGCGGCCGTCAAGGGTGCTATGAACATCTTGAGTGGGTTGACTGACGTCATATCGACCGTGGGAGGAGCGCTATGGGATTTAGGCGCCGCAATCATAGCAGCTCCATTTGAGATGTTGAACTGGCTTATCAAAAAATCCAAGCAAGTCATTGGAAGCGGTACTGAAATAGCTGAGGCTTATGAAAAGATTCGTGAGCAATTCGGAGATTTGACCAAGGGCACCTCAAAGGACGTGATCGATTTCGGCAAGAGTATGGCCACTGGGATGATCACCCCTACGTTGTCCGCCAGGAGAGTGTTCGGGTCCTTAGCAGAGTCTTTGAATAAAGCCCTCGAGGTGGCTCAGGCCGCCCCCGCTACCTTCCAGCTCTTATCTGATCAGTTTGAGAAGAATGGTCTAGAGATAATGGCCATGGCAAACGGCCTTGGCCTCGGTAATGAAGAACTCACAGCGTTACAGCAGAGAGCCATCGCAACAGGCACGTCTCTCGTGGATCTTGAGTCAGAGATAACGAAGTACGCAAAGGGAATGTCTGCTCAGTTCGGATTAAACTCCAAAGCCATGTCTAGAGACATGGGCCGAGCGCTGAAAGACGTCAAACATTTTGCTAATTCTACTGTCAAAGAAATTGCGCAAGCCACGACGTACGCTCATAAATTAGGCTTAGAGCTTAAAGACATTACTGGCGTTCTAGATAAGTTCAACACGTTCGACGAAGCTGCTGAGAACGTGTCTAAGCTGTCGCAGGCCTTCGGCATCAACGTCGACGCAATGAAGCTTGTTGAAGCAAAATCTCCAGCCGATGCGTTAGACATGATCAAACAGGCGATGGCCGCAGCCGGTAAGTCTGCAGATCAGATGAATCGACAAGAGCTGCAACTTCTCGCCTCGACGGTCGGTATGTCTGAAGAGCAGGTTCGAATGGCTTTCTCCATGAAGAACTCCGGCGTCTCGATGGACAAGGTGAAACAATCTGGGACCGGATTGGAACATCAGATGATGAGCACATCTGAGGCAGTGGCATCTCTCGCTGATGACATGAAGCGAGTGGTCAAAGCAGGCCAGCAACCTGCTGGCGATTCTTTCTTTGAGATATTTGTCGAGGGTTTCTTAGAAGGAATCGACACCTCAAAGACGTTCTTGTCCTTGCTGCAGGCAGTGATGAAGGACATGTATATTGTTCGTGATGCCGGCCGCCAATTGGGCAGAGCATTCATTGAGAACTTCCCGGGGGTTAAGGACTTTATCAACGGATTGAAAGAGATGTTGAACCCGACGGCGATAAAAGGATTGATGTCCAACGTCGTCAACATATTCAAGGATTTCTTCGATCAACTTAATAAAGGCACTGCTGACACAGGCAAGCTGTTTGATTCGTTGGTGGATGGTTTCACAAATTTCGCCGAAAAAACTTCAGGTGGAAGCCAGATGTTGAAAGGGTTGAAGAATATCTGGAAAGCTGTAGAAAGAATCATTTCTACGGGCATCGATTGGTTATCTAACAAGCTCAAGTCGGGATTAGAATTCATCGTAAAGTTATTGAGTGGAGACTTTAACAATGCCATTGCAAACGCTGCTGAAGCTGCCCCTGGCGCTATTGGCGATGCCCTCGGCGGTGCAGGTGGAGCAATTGCCGAATCTCCAATTAGTAAGGCATTTATATCCGCATTTCAAAAGCTATCAGGACCTTTAGAAAAAATCTTCGATTTGTTGTGGGATAAAATTGTTGCTAAATTAGGAAACGTTTTAAAACAATATAAATGGGAAATTGCTTTATTTGCATTAGGTCCAACTATAGCAAACTTAACGGTAAGTGCAATATCTGGCGCATTATCAAATCCTGGGGTGATTTCTGCTTTTTCAAAATTAGGCCCCTTGCTGGCTAATCCCCTCGGTCTCGCCGTGGGTGCATCTGTTGCGATTGTCGCGGGCGCAGCATATACGATTAACAAAGATCTTGAAAATTATCAAAATAATCTAAGAAGAGATGCTGCATTAACTTTAAAAGCAGAAAAAGAAAAAAATAAAACCTTTTTAGATCAAAATGCTACCATTGAACAACAAATTACGTTATTACGTGCCCGTGCCGCCGAAGGCGATAAAAATGCTGCTGCAGAAGCGAATAGGCTAGAAAAAGAACAAGAAGCTACGCGTCAACAACGTTTATCTGGTCAAGGGAAATCAACAGAGGATGCTCTTCGCCCTGCTATTAAAGAACTTGGATCAACCGTTAACATAAACGAAGAAAAAATGGAGGAATTTCTCGATCGTGCCCAAGCTCAGGTCACAGACTCTATAGCTTCGCGTGTCAAAGGTGCAGCTGGTAAGCAAGCTGAAACTCTTAGACAAATGGAAAATGAATTCTATATGACTTCTGGGTCCCCGGAGTTGAGTGCCCAAGGGCAAGCGTTGTTAGAAAAGATGAAAAGCGACGTTACGATCAGAGAAAGGTTGTTAAAAGCAACAGTCGACGAACTAGATACGGAAAACCTCGAATTATTGAAAGATATTCTTCCTGAATATGATGAAATTGATTTTAGTAGTTCAGACGCAAGTATTATTAAGCTCGCCGGAATGCGAATGAACGCCGAGGACGCCGCGGCTAAGGAGGCCGCTGCCGAGTCTCAAGAAAGTGTCTCAAAAAGGATTAAGAATCTAGGAGAAAGTATCAAAATTACTCCTGAACAGCTTAGAGGTTTGGTTGATCCTACTACCGGTATGGCGATTAGCCTCGAAGATCTAGAGGCTCTAAAGACCACCGGCGGGGAATCAGCCGTTGCAGAAGCTTTAGCTGCAGCAGCTGTTTCAACCGATCCTAACGCTCTCAAAAAATCCATGGCTGATAAACAAAAAGAACAAGCTGATGCGATTGGGGCAGCCCGTCGCGAAGCGCTTGAAGCATTGGATCTTGGTTCAGATTTCAGTGTGAAGAACGTTGAAGAATCGATAAAGAAAGTCGAAGATCTCACGAAAAATCTAGATGAAGGTTTGCTGAACAAAGTTACTGAATCTATAAAAAAGATTAGAGAAAAATTTGATTCGGCTGATTTTAGAATATTTACCGACCCCAAAAAAAGCGATGAGATAACTCAAACAGCTATAGATCTTAAAATGATTAATTCTGTTTTCGTAGGCATAGCTGATGCCGCCGATAATATGGAGAATATCCCAAAAGCAGCTGCGAAATTAGCTCAACTTCCTGAAAATGCCAAGTCTTATGGTACAAGTATTACAAAAATAAAAGACACGTTGTTCGGTTCCGAAGGAATAATTACAAAAATTGTTGATATTAAAGGTTCAGCTGAAAAATACGTCCCTCAAATTGAAAGCACAAACGAAACGATTGGAAAGATAAAAGACGGTGTGGATGGCGCCGCGACTTCTATAGGAACAATCATGGATGCTTTACCGAAATTGCAACGTGGCGGTGGATTGTCAAGCGCATTCTCAGCTATAGATACTATCGCTAAGTCTTCCGGTAACCTGAAGGGTGAATATGAGGCTGGATCCGCAGTGAAGGACAAAGTCGCTTCAGCTATGGCGGCCGCCAAGGTGGCAATGACCGAAGCAGCATCTAGTATGCCGAGTTTGGTGACCGCTTCAACGGACTTGTCAAAGATCCTCACGGACGACGTCAACAGATCCATTGACGGAACTGCCAACAGGGTCGCTCAACTGTTTGCGTCTCTAGAGAAATTTATAGCAACGACAGCCAAACCGCTCGTCGCGCAGCAAGCTCAGGAGCTCGGCGCCAAGGTCAAGTCGATGGTTGATGCCATCAACGAGCTTAACACCGCGATGACTGACATCAAGATTGGCGAAAATGGTGAAGTCAACGTTAAGATGAAAAACCTAGCCAAGGGCATCAACAAGGCGGATCACAAGTACACAATAGAGAAGAAGAACGCCATCATTAACTTGTCAGTCAGTGTGTCAATGTCGGTGACCGATGTCGAGAGCATGCTCATAAAGAACCCGAACTCGCTGATTAGACTCCGTATCAACGAAGCTCTCAAACCGCTTGATAAAAAAATTAGCGACAGCGGGGGATCCACTGTCCCCGCCGACATAGTATGATATTTTCATCTTAAGAGGAAAGCATGTCCAAGATACCCACGAAAGAAGAATACTTCAAGACTCTCAGGAGTCACAAGGTTTACTCAGCGATTTTGAAGAAAGCGCCTGATGATGCCGCCCGCCGACAGATCATATCAACGGTTGAGTACATAGCCAGTTCTCTTTTCGATGGAGTATTACCAGTTATGGCGACTGCGACATCGAACCCCGAGTCTGCTGAGAAGATTTCTGAGGCGTTGAAGACGGGTGACAACATAATTAAAGAAAGCGACGGAGCTCCCATCGCGCCGAAGTCGAAAGAGTAGAGGTAGGTTATGTCTGGCATCAAGACAGGGAACAAGGGTTTCGTCAATCCGGTCGACAACAAGGTCTATACCATAGACACGGTTGCTCAGGGCGCCGATGGGACGAACAAGGCTCCTCTCCCGAATTTGGATCCAGGTAACATGACCGTAGACAACACGGTTAAAGACATCGGTAAGATCACCAGGGTCACCTTGGGGACTTATCTGAGCAAGATGACGAAGGGTGAAGTTGGTTCTGCCAAGAAATCCAATGCTTATACGATTGATGCGTCCAACGCCTCCACGCCGCAATCTTCAATCACGACGTCTACCGGATACCCTGTCCCTCTAGCACCTTCCAATAACACTTCACAATTTAAACAGATATTGCCAAGCGCAATTTCCGACAATTATTCTGTCATTGCTTCAGACATCAAGAAAGGCAGCGTCGAAGGTACGGGCGTAGATGGCAACAAGCTATTACGAGGTGCCACAGCCGACGATTCATCGACCCAGCTGGTTTCGGGAGGTCCCGTCGATGAGTACACCGCCGAAGTTTTAGACGCGAATAGATGGGATCCATCATCTGAGTTCACGGGAGGCGTCGATCCTTCAGCTGTTCCTAACAACTTTGATGTTGCGTTACAATCAGTCGCAACAGCAGTGCTACCTTCCTCGGAGGCAACAGATCCCTCAAACGCAGTTTACAAACTTGATCTCGGTATAGCAGCTTCTGTAGGACCAGTTAAGACAGCAAATAATGATTTTCCCGTTGCACCAAATCCCAATAACGCGTTACAGCTCGTCGCAATCACGACGAATGAGGTTCCATCACCTTTAACGCCGCAACAAGGCGCCCCCGTCTTCGCGCCGAACATCGGAAATTCTTACACCAACGACTATACTGAACTAAAGGTAAATGCGCAGGATGGATTGCAAAAGGGATCAACTTCGGTTGAAGGTCCTAATGGCAATGAATTTCTTTCTAAGACAGAGTTGCAATCTGGCCAAATAATTGCGCCCACACCTCTCGTCAACTACACACAATCGGCGATTACCCCAAATATTAGAGCCGTCGGAGGACCTGGATTTTCGCAAGGCGAAGATATCGCAAGTCCGTCTTCGGCGTTTAATCCGTCGCTGCAATCGATCGCAACGATGGTGACACCTGCTGAAGAAGCTATAGATTCTTCGAACGCAAAATATGAATTAGATCTAAGGTTA